CTTTTTCTACAAAAACATCACCCGGTTTAAGATTAACATCGGAATAATCACTAGAGTAATCACGAATTAAAACCATATCTCGACCGAGCGGCTTCATCGCCTTATCGAGACTAATGACATCCTTTCGATCAGCATCGCTCATCTCGTTTAGCTTAACGCCGTCACGGAGTTGGTCCTGAGCGTCAATCCCGCTGCCACGATATCTCCATAACACACCACCCTTGCGAGAAATGGCAGGACCGGGCTTTCCCTGTTCATCGTAGCCGTTCTTATCAAGACCCAGACCCCCGCTACCGTGTCCTTCAGTCCACTGATTACCGTGAAACGGATGCCCCTCCACGTCACCAAGTGTTTTAAGTCTGAGAGCTTCAATAACCTTCTGATCCGATGTCGACTTCCCCCACACATTCTTCAGAGCGTTGTCGCTACCCTTTCCATGAATAGGGATCAACCGAACGGCATGCGTCTCTTTCCCAGCGGCCCACGGTGCGCCACCGATGCGCACGCCCGTGTAGAAGCGTGCTACGGAAGTCGTGCGCTGCACGTCAGTCAAGTGTCCTGTGATCTTCGCTACGAGACCAGTCTCCTCCCATACCTCACGTGCAGCTGCTTGCTGGAGACTCTCGCCTTTATCAACCGTACCCTTGGGAAACGTATTGCGATATCCGCCGTACCGATTGTGCGGCTCGACCACCCAGACGCGACCATCAGGCTCCGTCATGATGATCCCAGCAGACACGTGCTTACCCTTGGGCACTTCGAGAGGCGGTTCTTCGAGGTCAGATTTGATGCTTTGTGTGAGATCAGGATGACTTACGGAACGCAATTCCACGCCATTGAGAATCTTGCCTTCCTCAACGGTCTTCTTGGTCCATGACTCGCCCTTGCCGGTCGTCCATTGGTTGCCGTGGAAGTCGTGGCCGTAGACGTCACCTAACGCGTGCACATCACTGAGTGTACGCTCTGCACGAACGTTGAGTATGGCTACGGAGAGAAGACGAGCGGCGTGTGCTATCTCAAGCACCGATAATCTCCCTCACAACTTCCATATTCCCAACACGAATCGCATCCTCCAACACTCGAATCAGTTCTTCATCGTCATTCGCTTCAAGCGCAACCATCGCCGCCTTGATGAGCTTCTTATCCTGCGGCGGGATCTCTGACTTACCACCAACACCTGGAGCAGCACCCGGAGCACCGCCCGGCGCACCCGCTCCCTGCGCAGTGGGCATCTCCGGCACTGGAGCCGTCGCCTCATCAAGCGCATCAGGATCCATCGGCGCCATGCCGTACCAATGGTCACGCAACTCCGAGTCGGTAAACGCGGGCTTTAGCCCGGCAGTCTTCATCGCTTGATTCGTCGTCGCCCACTGCGCTGCGCCTGCCGAGCGTTCCGTTTCGGTGAGCACCTGAATGTGCGGCCAGCTGACCTTATACGCGTCTGGTCCGCCCTTCGGCGTAGGCAAGTAGCCGTACTCAATCAACCGATCTACCAGCTGACGTACAATCTGAGGACCGCAGTACTGTGTCTGACGTCCGTTGATTAGATCACGAAAGTTCTCACGATCCTGTGACGATGCCAACTCGCCCATCTCGCTACCCGTCAAGATGCGTTTTGGAATGCCCTTCGCACCAGCGATCTGTGTGATGACTGACTCGGCAGGCGGTCCGAAGTTGGCGACATCCGACCCCAGTTGCTCGACCTTCACGCCACGTGTGCGAAGCGCACGAGTCAACTGGTGCTTGTAGGACTCCATCTGCTCTTTGAGCGCAGCGACTGTATCTTGCGTCGCAGAAAGCGACATGTCTTTATCAATATCAAGGTGGATGCCCGCATTCGCACGAAGCCAAAAGGCTTCTGCGCCTCCGCCGGTCACCTTCTCCAAGTCGTCGAGGAGATTCCACACGCGTTCGAGGGCCGGGAGCCCGAACACGTCGTCATCCAGCAATCCTTCTGCGACATGCACGATGCGCGTCCAGTGCACCGGCTGCTGTAGACCAGGAGATGTGAAGTAAGTGCGCTTCAACTGATATGTCTTAGGAAATCCGAAGCGCTCCGACTCCGTATCATCCTCGTACTCCCAGATTGAAGCATCTGAAGCGAAAGCAGTCGTCGCTGTGCTTCGTGAGGAAGGAGAACCACCACCGGAGAACGGAGAAAGATAAAGGAGCTTCTTACTCTTGGGGAGCGGTGTATCCAATGCGCCAGTTGCACCAATGAGCAACACCGCATACGTACTAAGTCGCGCCAGCTTATCTACGCGATGCAGCTTCGCGCAGATCTGATGTTGTCTCTCAAGATCCTGCCACGCCTGCTCGAAAGGTGTGACCTTCTCCGGATCCTCATCTTCGATGAGTTCCATCGGAGGAACGTCGCCACGTGGGTCGCCGCGCCAACATGCATCTGGCATAACGTCCACGATGCGACCAGCGATGCCACCACGCGAATAACGATCGCGGTAGTCACCGTAGTCAAGCAGTCGTTGATAGCCGAAGATGCTGTAGGTATCACGAGCGCCCTCAAACGTGATCCCAGCTTGACGGAGAAACTGACTGCGGGCGAGCAGTATACCCGATTCAAGAGCGCGGAACTCTGCCTCCAATGCACGGAGTTCAGGATCCATCACGACTTGATCGACTGCCTGTTCGTCGCTCAACTATGTACCCCAGACCACCGTAAAGATCTGAATGAGAAGTTCAATCATCTTTCTACCCAGCCTTAATCAGAATCTTCTGGCAATACACGCAGCACAAACTACCCTTCGGCGCACTGTCACCTTCCACTGCACGATACGTCGAGCGGTCCTTCGCACACGTTGAGCAGTACATCGTGGGGTTCATGATCATAGCTACCACGTTGCGCTGCTTGTCATGCCCGCCGCCGCAGGATCAAACCCATGCCTCAGGTCTTCCACCGCGTACCGCACAGAGTCAATCACGTGATTTTTCTTATCTTCCAGGATCGGAGAGATGAGACCCGTCATCTTATCAACCTTATAGGAGTACATCGTGAACTCATCGGCGGTATGCACGCAACGTGGATGAATAACGATGTCGTAACCCTGCAGGAAGATGACGCCCTCCTTAACACTATCCTTACCCTTGATCGCAGCGATCAACTTCGGAAAACCATTCCGCTGCAAATAAGAAATTGTCTCAGGTCGTGCGCTATCTGCTCGAATCTGCCAATCGCGACATCCTGGTACCTGATCGAAGAACGCGGGGAGATGATCGATCTCTACACCGACGCGGTACGCCTCGCGATCGATATACAGCGTGCGACCTACTACATAACAACGCACAAGAACTGAGGGGTCTACGCTAAATCCCCAGTCAGCCCCGTACATGAACATCGCGTCGGACTGTGTTTCGAACTCCTCGACTTTCCAGTTCTTAAAGACGCGCGACTCGCTATGACGTTCATACTCACCAAGCCAGACGTGCGCATACTTCTCTGGATCGTGCGCACGATCCCACTCAATTTCTTTTAGGAGGTCAGGAAGAATCCAAGGATTATCGCGGTACGACGATCGCACAACAATGGCGTCAGGAGGTGCCGACCAAGGCGGCTCGCCCTGTTTTCGTGGACGATTGCCTCGAAAGAAATCATCAACAGGATCCGTTTCGTAACGAGGGTTCCACGAGCACCAGATCTCAACACCGGGTTTGCGAAACATCGTCGGTCGCAACAAATCCAGCGAGCGTTGTGACAACGACTGCGCTTCTTCAACCCACGCACGATCGAAACCTTCCAGCGACTTGATCGATTCAGCGGTATGGTTTTGCATACCGTTAAAGATCACGATGCCATCACCGGGTGTCTCGATGTGCGTGTTCAACACGCGGAACTCCCGGCCAAGATCATAAGTCTGAATCTTATCCTCAATGAGACGTTTGACAGACTGTTCAAGACTCCGCTGCACTTCGCGGATGCACACGAAGCGCATGCCAGGATTCCGAAGACAATCATCAATGAGTTGATCTGCAAAAAAATGAGACTTCGTTCCTGCGCGGCCACCGTAGATACCTTTATAGCGGCTCGGCACAAGAAGCGGTTCGAAGACCGCAGGAAGAGGGATGTCAACAACGCGTCCCATTCATATCAGTGCTTGGTGACTGTCGATTCGCGTTCCTCGAAATCTTCGATCGTAGAATCGGCGCGCACAACAACACGGCGCACCTCGATGATTGGATTTCCATCCTTGCCGGTATGCTCAACCCGATCCACAGGCTTCCCCCACGCATAATCCATCATGCGCATAAGGATCCCTGCAAAGCCTGGGAGGTTCCCGAGGACGAGTCCAGAGACAATATAGCGTCGGAACTCGCTGGAATTAAGTACAGCGAGAGCAAAGGTTTTGCTGTCGGTGATGTCTTCGAGGCGTGTTTCGGTCTGTGGTGCAGCTTCTGCTGGCGATGCTTCGCCGTTCGTGGGCGATGCTTCGCCATCCGTGGGCATCACACCAAGATGTTCGGCAAGGGATTTCATTGTTCGCAGGACAATGGGCCAGCCCGGCCGGGCTGTCAAGGGAAATGTGGCTAGACTATTTTTAAATCTTTGTCAAGTTACCGAGCGGCTCGCCGTGCGGTGCGTTCGGTATCAAGCGACGGTAGTCAAGGGAAGGCCGGAAATCCGAGCTTAAAACCCTGTTGTAACCTTGTTACCTTTGTTACCTTTAAAACCCAACTGGCTGTATAAGGGTCCTCCACACCAACCCGCGACTCCTCGTAGGGAAACGGCGGTAACTCTCGGTTACTGGTAACATTTTAAAATTTCCTAAAAAATTTGCGCAAAACGCGTTACCGTTGGCACAAAATTATCGGTATCGGGCCGGGCGGCCCCTCGGTATCGCCCCCGAAGCTCAGCCGCAAGGTGGTTGAAAGTTACCGAGTTACCGTTGTTACCGTAGTCCATTTTTTACCGTAGTCCATTTTTCAACCTCTTAGAACGGCGTATCGGTCTGCTTCCGATCCACACCAACATCTTCTAATCCAACTTCCAGATCTTCATCATCCGACAATCTCTCTTGCACATATCCAACTTCGATTCCTTCAACGGTTCTTATTCGTGTTCTTTTATACCCAAGACGATGCATGATCTCTGAAATACGAAGCGCACCATATCGATCACGTCGATCGTTTGGCACACCTAAAGAATCCCATAGCGCTCCAGTCGCAATTCTTCTTCTCCCACCCGACCCCGGATCCACACCCCGCAGCGTGGTTTTTATAAGATCCTCCCACGGATCAATCTCCCGCCTCTTCTCCTGCTCGTCCCCAGCGTGCGGCCACAACTCTTCTGGCAAGCGAATCGACTCCCCCGCCGCCTCACGCACACATGCCTCGGCCCACAGCTGATCTCTGTGCTCACGAATCCATTTGATATTGAACCGTTGCACCGTCACCGGCCAGAATCTCCGAGCGCCTGTCGGATCATTCAGATAGACAGATGAATTCGTCGTGCCGATAATAATAAAGTGCCGCGCACGTTCCACCGGGAAATGTTCGTATGCCATGCGAGCCGGTCCGTCCACCTGCCGTGAGAGCATCGACTTGAGCTGTTCAATCTCTGTCTTACGTTTGCCAGCGAGGTCCGAGGCTTCGATGATCCACTTGCCAAGCGTGGCCTCGATCAACTCCTGCGATTGAATATTCAACCGCAGATCATCAGAGAACCACGCTGGGTCTGGGCATAACGCGGCGCACGCACTGGACTTCTCCGCACCCTGGCTGCTTTCCCACACGACCATCTCATCATACTTACAACCGGGTTGACGAATACGTCGGACCGCAGCGATCAACATAATTGCTGATATAGCACGCACATATGGAGTATCAGCAGCACCAGCCGCTTCAATAAGCCACGTATCGATACGCGGGGTGTTATCCCACAGAAGAGGATCAAGATACTCCTTTACTGGATGGAAGCCATTCTGCCAAGCGATGTCTTTAATCACCATCTTGAAGTAATCAATCGGAGGTTGGAAATGAAACTCACGATCGATCTTCAGGTAGAGACCCATCCATTGTGGATCTTCAAGCGAGTGTTTATTGATGAGGATCTTATTCGAAAACTCGTTGTAGCTCAGTTCATCTCCGAGGACCTCGATCGCCCGCCGAATATTGCCTTGGTGCTTCGCTAAGACATATCCGTTCTTATCCCGCACAAAGTCT